GGCAGGGCTGGTGTGTCAAAAAATCGGTTTTGTGCCACGATGGTGTCTCGTGCTTGTGCGGCGAGCCTTTTTTGTTGGGCTTGCATGGTTGCCCCTGCTCGACTGTTGCAGCGGTGGTGTGCTGGCCTCAGGTTGTCCAGTTCGTGTGTCCCGCCTAGTGCGTAGGGAACAATGTGGTCGGCGGTGTCTGCTCCTGGTTGGCCGCATAGGTGGCAGGGTGGGTTGTCTTGCAGGATGGTTGCACGGTTGCGCCGGTATGTGGGGTCTGATGTTCGTTTGCTCATGGTCGGGTGTCCTTGTGTTTGTTGCTACCGCCCTCGCAGGCTCGGTTGGTTTCATGGTACACATCAGGTCTGTGGTAGGTGTCCCTCCCGCCGTTTGCACATGTCTGTGCTGGTCGCCGTTTGAATCCTTGTAGGGCCGTCACCATCGCCATTTGTGTCGTTTGGAAACGCTGCCTGTCGCCTCGTGCCGTTGTGGGGCATGCGACATCTACCCACGTTCCCGTGTGTGAATGCGCCGCCACCTGCAACCGTGGTACCGCCTTGCGAGTGTTGAATTTTTAGAGCCTGTATGTATCAAACAGGTGTAGCGGTATTTCGATGAACCATTCCGAGTTTGTGACACTGGTTTGTTTGCGGACCAGTTTGCATTGCTCGATGCTGGTGGCGCACAGTATCAAACAATGTGTCCGGTCATCGTTCACGGTGCAGAAATACACGTGGCGTTCCGCAGTGGCGATTTCTAGGAATTTGATTTTGCGTGCAGCGTAGTGAACAGTGTCAAATGGGAAATGTGGCCCACGCCAGTTGTGTTTGACCTCGACCTCAGCTGCGATGAATGCACCTGTGTCGTTTTCTTTGCCGATTAGGTCGATGCCGTATTGGTCGCCGTTCACTTTCATTGTGATGTTCCAATGTTGAAACAGGTCAATGATTAGGTGTTTTGCGTTGTCATCCGCATCGAATGTTGCCTGGTCAAATGGTTTTAGCGTCATTGAGTGCCTCCCAATCGTTTAGCGATTTTGTCCAGGTCCGATGGCCGCCACAAATACCATTCAGCATGTGGGGCTAGTGCTAGTTGCCATTTTTTTTGTGCTGGACTCATGCGCCCTGATTCTGTTTTCAGTTCGCAGAAAATCAATCCTCGTGTGGGATGCGCCAAACACAAATCCGGGTAGCCCTGACCATCTGACCGCCACACACCAGGTCGCACCAAATGTGGTGATGCGTGGAACGCTGACCAGCCGTTCATGCGGGCGATGTGTACCACCTGGTCCTGGAACATGCGTTCATTGATTGACATGCCGTTGCCCTACCCACACACCGAGAATGAACATCAATGCACACGTGCAAACAAACTGGAAAAACTCAATCATTGTTCACCGCACGTGTTTGCCATTGGTCACGCTCAGCCTCTAACTGCCTGATGCGTTCACGCAACTGTGCTATTTCAATCTGCAAATCTTCAATCATGTCTAGAGCAGTTGAAGCGTCCATCAAAATGGTTCCTCATCTGTGCTAAGTGCGGGTTGATAGGTGCCGTTTTTCAATGACTCGATTAGGTCACTCATTAGTTGCCGTGACATCGTGTTGAATGACGATGGAATCGGGTAGCCCTCCTTGCGTAACATTTTGCGGGCGTACTCAAACTGTTTTTCCGTTGGGGAATTCATTGGTTGAGTCACCTGCACTGACGGCATGCGTTTGTCGGTTCCTGATTCCATTGCAGGACCATTCGATGTCAGTGGCGACTGGTTCGCCGTCATGCGCTGCACCTTGCTCATTTCCTCACGGGATGGTCGTTTGTTGAAATCGGACCCTGCAAAATTGTGCAGCGGGAATCCAGCCAAACACCTGCCGAGCGAACTTGTCTCGCAGTTTTCCACGTGGGATGTGCGGTTCACGTTGCCCGCCCCACGGACCTCCTCAGCGTGTCCTGTGGCCACCACCACACCATCACACAGAATGCTGGTTTTGAACACACACACATCTGCCCCTGGTGCAGACAACATTTCCGACACCACTGCGAAGAAATGTTCGGTGGTTTTCGCCCATTCAATGAACCGTGCAAAACGGCTTTGAACTGGTTCGTAATCATCGAGATTGAATGCCATTAGTTGAACTTTCCTATTTCGTTGTAGCGAATGTTTACGATGAATGACGTTTCAACGGGGAACACTTTCATGCCTTCTTCCAAAATGAAACAACGTTCACAGGGTTTGTTGGCTGCGCACGTGCATTTTTGTTCTAGCCAGTGGTACATCAATTTGTGGATGATGTGCATTTTGCGTAATTGATTGTCTTCAGTCACGGCCCACCTCGATGTTTACTAGTTCCCAATCCTGCGGTGTGAGTTCGAGAATCAATCCTGCTGCGAGTGCGCAAGCACGGTGTTCTTTGATGCGTCCGGACAGTTCCAAATCTGTTGAAAGGTTCAACAGTGTTTTTGCTATTTCCTGGTTAGTCATTGTCGGGTGCCTTTTCTAGTTGTGTGACTGTGTAACGCACGCATGCACGAATAGCATCGGACATGCGTTTGAAATTTCCTGCAGCCACTTGTGCCTGTAGGACCTGATAATCGTGCAGGCTGATTCGTGCTGCGATTGTGATGGTTTCATCATTCATTTTGTTCCTCCTGAACAGTTTCGTTTCCATCGTTGGACGATAGGTTTGCGTGATTTGCAAATGTATTTTTGTAGGTTCATGCAGTTTTGTGTTTTGACTGCACCCCACCCCCATGGGCCTACAGGTGGGTAGTACGTGTCGCCATCGTGGAATCCTGTGAATGCGATGCGGTCCACCACGATTGCCTGCTGGCGTGGTGTGCGCCTCGATGCCCTAGTGGAATGTGAGTATCGTTCCCACACGCCACGTGCAATCCCAAATGCGCTCGTATAACTAGGTGTCTCGTGGTTCCATTTCTGCCCTGTCTCACACTGCGCTAGGCGGTAGTAAAAATGTTCTGCGAGTACTAGGTCATCGAAACTGGATTTGGCGTTTGCTTGCATTGGGAATGCGAATGTGGCGGCGAGTGTGATGGCAATGATGCGTTTCATTGTTTGTTCCGTTCATCCATGCGTTTGCAAATCTGCATCAGTTTGCAGAATAGGTATCCGGTGATGCATCCAGTGATGAATGCGAATGAAAACACCTGTTCAGGGTCTCGAATAACTGCGTACATGATTTCCCTTTCGTGCGGGCTGGACCCCGCTGTGCAAACAATAACAGGTGGGTGGTCATTATTTGTGCATGGTGGGGGGTGGTGGCCCGCTGGCAGGGAAACAAACCAGCGGACCACCTACGCATCAGGGGTGTCCAGTCCTCAACCGATGCGCAAATCTAAGGTTTAGGCAGGGCCTTCCACGCTGCCTGGAACGCTTCCAGCGTCCAGGTGGGGTCCAATTCCACGTGGAGCCACCGCCCGCCAGGTGTGCCAGCGGAATTAGCCAAATCGGGATACACCTTCACGCCTTTTGTGCCTTCGCCACGGCTGCAACGATAGCCACGGCCCCACTTGCCGTAGGCATAATCATGGACCTCGCAAATGCCCAATGCTTTCGAGTTAGCCAGTAGCCAGTTCCACGCCTCAACTGCTTTTGCACGGCCCTCAGGGGTAGTGCCATAGCCCACATCACACGCCCAACCAGTGGCGTGAACCGATAGGCCCTTACCGGACCTCATCTGACGGTTTGCGTAAATGCCTAGATTAGTGAATCCCCATCTGCGGTTGCAGGCATGGACAAACCATTCAGTGACTGGTGACGCATGCTTGCCGTCATAGGCAGGGTAAAACGGGTATTTTCTAGGCATCTTTGCTGCGCCCGATAGCGGCATCTTGCGGGTTAGCCCACCGCATAATTGGCGGGATGGCTGCGGCCCATAGTGCGTGCAGTGTCATTTTCCAGTCGTTTGTGGCGACCCATACGGGCAGTACGGCGGCGACTAGCGCACGTGCGTATGACGTGAGTGCGGCTTGCATTTTGGGGTTCATTTGTGGCCTTTCAAATGGTCTCGAAATAGGTCTGCTAGGTAGTCGAGTTTGCGGGAGTTTTCGCCGTGGTCACGGTTGTTTTGTCGGCGTGTAATTTCAATGAGTGTGGCGATGATGGTGAATCCGCCGCCGATGATTGCGATGAGGACAGGCTCACTCATTTTGTGACCTTGTTGTGGGCGTTTCGTTTGCCAGCCGTTCTAAATACAGGGAGTATTCATCATCTGTCATTTCACGAATTTCGTCGTCAATTTGAATAAGTGGTTTTTCCATAATTATTTTTTGAATCCATACACGCAGATGGTGCCGCCCGTCATAGTTGCAGCACCGCTTGGGTCAAGAGTAAAGGATGTGAAACTGCTTGTGTTGTTGAAAATGCCTGTGCCGACAACCGTAAAGACTGTTGCGGAAAGTCCGCTAAAAGTCATGTATTTTCTAACTCCGCTATTGAAAGGGTTATAAACGTCCATTTGAATAAAACAGCCATTGGTGTCACCGCCACCGACAAACGTCCACTGGGGCTGGTTGTTTACTGTTGATACTCCTGTTCCCCCAGTGTCATATCGAACGAAAGTTTGACTTTCTGAATATCCGTTTGCTGGTGGTGTTGCTCCAAAATAAAACATCATGTCTGTTGCAGCCGACATGGTCCCACCAGTGTAAATAATTCTGTATGCGTCGTAGTTTGTATTGAATGCATCCGTCACGGTCACGGTTGTAACACCAGAACCGACCGTCTGTGTTTTGACCAGCCACAACCCGACAGCGTTCATGTCGCTGGCGTTCAGCACGTCGCCACTAGCAAAAACTGGGTAACTCATAACATCATCCTAAAAGGTCTGTCCCGCCTAGGCGAGATTGGTTGAGAATAAATACCGCAGCCCAACGTGCAGAACCATCGAGTGTGGTTTGCCACAAACCAGGAACCACATCATGCGTGATGCGCTGCACCAGCATCGGCGTGGAAATTGTGTTGCCTGTAGGCGGTGCAATGTTTACCGTGATGCGTTCATTCAATTCCAAATCCAGCGTGGGTTTCCACAACGAATCCGCCGATAGCACCACATCCACAGGTGTCAAATCAGGGTAAATGTTTCCGCCCCAACTGCTAGTCAGGTTTCCTAATGATTCCGCATTGGCCAATGTTTGCACCTGGGTATCGAGCGAAATTGATGCGATGCCGTAGGTGGTGATGCTGGTCGCATTCTCTTTTTCATAAACACCGCCACCGGACATGGAAACAAACACCTGGTTACGCATCGAGTCGCCATCTGCGGTGATTTGCACATCCTCACCCATTTTGTAGCCGCCACTGCCGTAGGTCACCTGCGACACGACAGATTTGGTTTGGGAAAAAATTTGGTTTTGATTGAACATTGTCAGCGTTCCATTTTTGGACACAAACAATGGTCCACCCTCGGACAGGGCCACGGTCCGCAGTTCGCTAGTGACTGGCGGCGCATTGTTGGTGATGTCCAGCACACTGTTCACGGGTGCGGTGGCGGTTTGTGTTAGTGACGCAGGAAACGGTGTTTCAGCGATTAGGCGTGTGAATCGTGCTGCGGTGGTTTCAGGGAAATTGGCTAGTGACCTGCGGATAATTTCTTGCACTGTTGCCTGTGCTATCAGCCCTGTCCACACACACACCTGCTGGAATTGTCCGGTGCCTAGAGAAACGATTTCACCAATAATGATGATGATGGCTCCTGCGGTGGCACTTGTGGTGGCGGCGATAGAACCGTCCACCATTAGCACTAGGGCCTTGCTGGTGACGTTGAATGAGAACGCAACGTGTGTGGGTTGTGAACCGTCAAATGTGTTGGATGATGTGTATGTGCGGGTTAGTCCTGCACCTTGGTCATCAATGCTGACCACGTATTGACCAGTCGCAGGGTTCCAGCCGATACGCCAACCGTATGCGCCTACGGCACCGCCTGTGGTTGCAGAAATGGAATCCATAACGGCCCACATTGAGACACTGAAATCGGTGTTTGCTGCGGTGGTTGCAAAACCTGATGTGCCTGCAGTCGAAACGGCAGCCTGTATTGAGTTACCTGGCAAACCTGGTGCGAGTTCACCGCCGTTGATAGCGGTGGCGGATGCGGTGATGTTCAACGGGATGGACCCGTAATCCTTCAGGATGCTGGTGCCTGTGTATGGCACTACAGGTTCATCGCAGGGATAGTAGTGGCGGGGGGACTGTGACAGGATGTAGGCCCTTGACCAGTCTGCAGGTAATTGTTCACCCGCTAACAATTGCAGCGCATCAAAACATTGGATGGTGGTGGTGGAATCTGTGCCTGCATCGGTCCATTGTGGGTTCCAGCCGTCAATGAAACCTCGAAACACATCATGGGTGGTGGTCACACCTAACTCAATGGTTTGCGCCCTGATGCGGATTTGTCTACGTGGTAATAATTTCCCGTAATAGGTTCCGGACGTGTAGTACGGGTCAAATAGGCGTGTGCGGTTATTCAACACCACGGTTGCGGTGCCGTTGAAATCAGCCCAATCATCGCTGCGTCCACGGTCAATTGACATGCGCCGCACATACTGTGAAACATCAGTCCAGGTGGGGCTAGCCACATACGGACCATCATCAAATGCGATTTCAACAATAGGTGTGGGATACGCCATCAGGGTGTCCCAAATTCTGTGATGATTCCACGGCGATTGCCACGGCGCAAAATTGAATCAATTTGGCGTGCGGTTGAAACAGGGTCAATGGCTCCGTTCACGTTGATTTGCACTTGTGCGTTTTCACGTAGTCCTCCGCCGTTATTGCGTGAACCACCTGGTGCAGTGTCGAATGTAAAGTCATACATGTCCATCGTGGCAAATGTTGGGACATCAACACCTGGCAATAAGTTTGCGGCGTATAGGGGCAGGTTCAAAAGTGCCACTGCAGCGTTGTGGGCGAGAATGAAACCGTTTGCAATCAGTTTTGACACGTTTGCGAGATACTCAAAAAATGCTGAACGGCCTGTGGTGTCACGCATCAAACCAACAAATGCGGTGACGGTGGCAAACAGGGATGCGAACACGCCTAGCACGGTGCCTGCACCGATAGCGAGTCCAGGCAAAACGGCTGTGCCAATAGCAGACAAGGTTCCTGCCAGGGCTGATGCTGCACCGTTCACCGCATTGAAAATCAGTAGGCCCTTTACGGCGACACTCAACGCAATGATGGCACCAGTCAAATCAATGATGGTGCCTTTCCAGCCGTCAGCGTTCATAATGAAATTGCCAAAATCCCGTGACACAGTTTTCACGGCACCGGACAAACCTTGTTCCTCTAGGGCTTTGATGACTTTCTCAATGTACGGCAGGACATTGTTTTGGAATGCCCGTACCAGTTTTTCCAGGATAGGCAACAGGGCATACCCGATAGATTCATACGCCTCGGACAGGGCCACGTTCAAACGGTCCATGCGTCCACGGAATGTGTCTGCGTTCTTTGCTGCGGCACCCTCAAAATTTTTGGCGAGCATCGCTACTGCCTCATCAGCGGTAGTGGTTTTGTCAATGAACTTTTTGAGTGACGGGTCTAAACGGGCAAGTGCTTTGACGTTCCCACCGTAGGCACGAGAAATTGACTCACTGACCTGGGCCAAACTTTTCCCGCTGCCTTTTGCCACATCGAGACTGATGCTCAACAGTTTCTGTGATTTGGTCAGGTCCTTTGTGGAGCGCACAATCTTTGCCAGGGCAGGGCGTAGTTCATCATCAGCCACGCCTGTAGCCAGCGACAAGCCTGTGATGTAGTCCTCGGTGGCTTTCACCTGTGCCTGTGTCGCTTTGGTCGTTGCTTGCAATTGGCGTTCTAGTAGGGCCGATGACTGCTGGTCCTCGATGGCGGCTTTTGCCGCACCAAACGCTGCAGCACCCAAACCAGCCACCGCTGCAGCGGCAGGCAGGAATGCGGATTTGATGGACTGACCGATTTTGCTGGTTTCTTTTTGGAACTGTGCAAATCGTTTTTCAGCGAGTTTCACACCACGGTCATCAAAACCTGTGACTATCGGAATGTTGATTGCCATTAGCGCATTTCTCTCAGTTGTTTGTTTACGGCACGCAAAATTTTGTCTACCAGTTCACGGATTTCATGTTGGATGTCGGGTCCTGCTTGCTCGTAGGCACGCCACATCGCTCGTGACGGTTGCCCATAACGATTATTCAGGTTTTGCAACATTTGCGCACCCTGTTTGGTTTGATAATCGTGAGTCATGTCAAATGCCACGGCTGGCGCATAGCCCCACCGGACACCCATCACGGTTGCGTTAGCAATGTAGGAACGGCTACGGCCAATGACACGCCGTGGGCGTTTGCCCGACAGAAACGGTTTGATGTATTTTGCAGCATCCTTTTCCCACGGAAACACAGGTAGACCGTAATTTCCTCGTCCGCCTCTAGGGGTCCAACTACGGTTCCAGCCTGACATGGGCGCACGTGCAGGAATCAAATACTGTGCTTCAGCCACCAGCGGATACACGATGGTTTTGTATTCCACAGTCAAACGGCGGCGGTAGGTCTTGTCGATTTCGTTCAGCGTGCGCAACGCCTCTTGAACTCCGTCAGCCTTTAGCGGTTGAAATGCCACCGTCATCGTTTGTTTCTTTCCTGTAGAACATGCATCACCGTAGTCAGGTCCTGCACATCAAATTCTACATTCGGCGGAAACCACCCCGTAGCAACTAACTGAACTGCTAGTGCGTGTCTGAGTGTTCCGCTGCGGTAGGGCGGGCGGGTTCGTTCTCCACAACCTCTAACGTGCGGACCTGGCGCAACCAGTCATCGAACACAACTGGAACCACTAGGCCGTTGGCTTTTGCGGATTCGTACGCCAAAAACGCAAGGTCCTCCATGCCGATACCTGCAGCGAGTTGGGATGCTTTCGCTTTGTATTTGCGTTCCCATTGGGTAATTACCCACAGGTTAGTTGTGACGGTGAATTCACCATCACCTGCGTCCACTTTGAGTGTTAGTTGCATGTTTCCCTCTTTCGTTGGTTATGGGTTCGTGGTGTCCTCGGAGTACACACCGCCACGGAACGTGATGTCAATGGACGAAATCTCACCTAAGGATGCTTGAAGGACAGGTAGCGATTCGAGATAACTGCCAGTCAAAATCATTCCAGGGTTGGTGGGACTGTCCACACCTGAACCTGGTTGAACACGGACCGTGGTGCGAGTACCCACAAGGGATTTGAGTGTGGCGTAAACCTCGGCTGCGCCGTAGGTCATGTAGAGCGTCAATGTCAATTCGGAATCCTCCAGCGTGGCCCCGTAGGTGCGTGCTGTTTCTCCAAAACTGGTGATGTCCGCTGCCGTGATGGTGCGAGTCAAAACCGCCGATTGGCAGAATCCGGTGAGTGCGACACTGTTCACGGTCACAACTGGATTTGAGAGATAGGTGGATGTAGCCATGATTAGTCCTCCGACTTTTCTTGTTTGCTGGATTTGGGTGCAACCTTGATGAAACCACCATCGAGCAGGGCCTCAACATTTATGCCTTCCGCAGGAATGTATTCAGCACCAACGGTCCCGACTAATTCACTAACGATGATGTATTTCATGCTGCTTGCACTTTCATTCTGACTGTCACGTCATAGGCGGCTAGGTCCTGGCCACCCACTGACAGGGTAATCGGTTTACCATCGGTGACGGCGACATTTTTCACCAAAAGTTCTGCGCAAATCGCAAGCACATTCCGCAGCGCATCCAGGTTTGCGGGTCCGAGACTGATGACTTGCACAGGGAATGTCATGTCCGCAATGTTTGCGTTGTATGCCGTGAATGTGGGTGCGTCAATAAACACGCATGGTGGGTTGATGTTGCGGGGGTCCGTGACAACACGCAAACCAGTGATAGTTCCCAACGATGTCGCTAAATCATCAATGGCCTCATTGAACAAATCGGTGTACGCCATTAGGCGACCTGCGGACGGTTGATGCCTAGTAACTGCATCACCATTGGTGTGATACCTGTGGCAGGTGCGATACCCATGCCATCAAATGATGCAATTGTGTTGAATGAACCACGCTGGCGGAAATACGCAGCCCCAACCATGATGGTTCCGAGTGTGACATCTCCACCTGGTGATGTTGTCAAACTGTCTTGCCCGTACCCCGCCTCAACACGTCTGCGATAGGCAAACGCATTTGCCGCTGCAGCGCATTGTGTTAGGAATGTTGCGTCATCAACACCTGTGAGTGTGAGTCCGAGATAGTCCTCGATTTGTCCAGCGGTGACCCATGTGCAGGTTTGTGTCCAGGTCAGCGTTCCGGTGGGGACCGCCGTACTAAATTCCAGGTCATCGCCTGCATCGTAAAACAACACCTGGTTTGGGATGGCAACAGTTTCGTTGTATAGCCATTCACCTGTGGTGTTATCCACGCCGATGAATTCGTACTGTGGGCAAAACAAAACGGTGTGTGTGCCGTTCAGCCCGTGACCCAATCCAGCGAGCGTGATGGATTGCCCTGGTTCGATAGGTGTGTCTGTGAGTGTTTGCACTACGGCATAGTCGGATAGCCGTTGGTGTGCGATAACTGTGTAAACCGCCATGGCGGTCCGCCTTTCGGACTAGGCGATAGCGATGGACTTTACCTGGTCGCCGTCAGCGATAAAGGTTGAAACGTACCCGTAGTAGGAGAATGTGCGACCGAGTGTTGATGGCACCTCAACCGACATGATTCCTCGGATTTGTTCGTAAAACTCAATCGCAGAACCACGTGCCACAACCATTGTGTTGTCAGCAAACGCACGGTCCACAACCAAATTCAAACCGAGCGGATTGAAGGTGTTCATTTGTGTGACGTTTGCGGTACCCAAACCATTGACACCCATCAAACCTGCTGCGCCTGCGTACGGGAATACCGGACGCTTGTCTGCATCCAACTGTGCGCCGAGTTTGCGCCACACGTCAGGTGAAACGAAAATGTGGTCAGGCAAAAAGTTTGTTGCTGCGAGAATGTCTGTTGCTGCGTCATACAGTGCAGAAATCAATGATGTTGGGTCATTTGCGGTAACTGTCCATGTGGACCCTGATGCCGTATCACCTGCAAGGATGGCTGCACATGCAACTGCGTCCGATTGCAACATGTATTGACCAGCAAGGTCTCGAAGGATGATTTCGAGCGCAGCAGGTGAAGTAAAATCGATGTCTTGAACCGACAATGTGACCTGACCAGCAAGAGTTGTCTTTGTAACAACGTTGCTTGCAATCACTGGTGTGGTTGCTGATACACCGCTGAGTTCAGGTGACTGTGCGCCTACGCTCGGGTGAGTTGTCCACGTTGGGCGAATAAAGGTTTTGGATTGTCCGCCATCGGGCATTGCACGTGCGCCCACTGCACTGACCACTGGACGAATGTAGTTCAGGTCAGTAAAAACGGGACCCAACACCATTTGGTTCAAAAGGCCAGGGGTGTCGCTGGACAAGGTGTCTCCTGCAGCGGCTTGAAGTGCGGTGCGCTTTGATGCTGCAGCGATTGCAAATGCCTCGTTCACCTTGCGGAATGTGTCGCCACCAATGTGGTATGCGGCGAGATACTCGGCTGCGGATGGCATTGCAAATTCACGCTTTGGTTGCGCTGGAAGTGGAGCGGTTGGAACAACTGCTGCTGCTTCAACCTCTACGGATTCGTTTGAAAGTTCCACGGGTGTCTCCTCGACTGGTTCTGTGGGTTCTGTTTCTGTGTCGGGATTAGTGTCCGCTTGTGCAGCCACATCGGTGATGGTAGCACCCGCAAACGCTCCTGTGGGAACTAATGACAATTCTTGCCATTCAGCGGCGGTGATAACCATGCGTCCCTGTTTATCCTCGGTGTATTCCAGGACGTTCACACCTACGGACACATCCATCACGCCGTCACTGGCAAGCACCAGGGCCTCATCTCCGAGTGCGGTGCGGCTGATTTTCATTGATGCGAGCATGGCCTCAGGGGTGTCCACACGCTCCACTACTGCACCAACAACTTTTGTGGAATCGTGATACATAAAAACACGGGGGTTGCGTCCATCCACAGGCAATGACCCTGGCTTGAACATCACCTCCTGCCCACCGGACACAGTTGCAAAAACGTTGTAGGGGACCGCAATCGCATCAATGCGGCGTTCTCCTGTTTCTTCACCAGCCTGTGCAGTGACGGTTACCTGGTCAGTGACTAAGCGAATCACGCTAATTCCTCCTGTGTGTTTTCTTCAATGTCAATTTTGTTTGTGTCCATCATTTGTGTTTCGCCGAGATAATCGGACGAATCAAATTTGACGTAGGTTCCACGGGGCAAAATTGCGTCACTGGAAAGTGTGCTTGCAATGCATTCTGCATAGATTTTTGTGCCAAACATCCACATGTCCATGCGGGCCTGCTCGGATGACTGGTACGAATAGGAACCTGTGCTGACTCCGAGTAGGTATGGCGGGCAGTTGCACAAACGGGCAATGTCGAGTGCGGAATAATTTGCAGATTCGATTAGCAACATTTTGTCCGGTGTTGCGTTGGTGGGTTCGTAGGACAGAAACTCGTTGAGTGCTGCGGTTTGGTTTGTGGCTCGTGCAGCGTTGAATGCCGCAGCCAAATCCGCTAGTTCTTGCGCCGATAGCGGTTCACCACCCGTTTGTTTTAGGATGCCAGATGGGATGGCCGATGCCGCATTGCGGAAACGGCTGTCCTCAATCTTGAGTGCCGTGGCGATGGTTTGCTCGGACATGTAAATGACACCTTGCACAGGGCTGATGAACTGCACCAGGTTTGCGGGGTCTAATTCGCCACCGTTGAAAAAAACAGAATTTGACGGCGCAAACCACACTGGTCCTACCTGGTCCTCAGTAGTGATGGAACCTGCTGGCAAACGTGTGAATGATGCGGGGTAGCCGTCCTGGGTGCGGGATGTGATGTACCAAAATGCACGGCCAAAAAAGAACAGGTCGTCGAGCGTCCACGCCATGAGTGTTTCATACGGGATGGCAGGGTCAGGACGGCGCAACCATGAACGGGGAGCGATGTACTCCTCCTCCATTTCTTTTTCCGTGTCGTTCCAGCGTTCCCGATACATTTCAAGTCCCATTGATGCAATCACACTGGCGTGCAAATCTCTCGCCCTGGACACCGCTGGAATCTGCATGGAACGGTTGCGTAGTTGGCCTTCCTGGTACGTGTAGTACTGACCAATCATTGCAGGGCCTAGTCCACCCTCATTGCGTGAATACCCACCCGCCGCTGCTGCTTTGATTTGTGGCGGTGCAGGGCTAATCGCTGCTTTGTTCACTTTGTTGAAAAATGCCATGCGGGGTTCCTTGAAATCTGTGTAGCGGACTACCTCCCGACAAGGTAGCCCACCACTGGTGTTGAGTGTAGTTACTTTGCAATCACCATGAATGGTTTTGTATTTGTTTGCGGTTTTGATGCGAGCGCAACGGACCAACACATAGCACGTGCCAGTTCAATCGGACCTGGAGATTTCTGCGATGACAACACAATGTTCCCTCCAGCAGTCCGGACAATGACCGCACGTTGCACCTGTTCCGCCAATAGCAAATGGCCGTGATGCGTGACCCGTCCCTCCAGCACCATCGTTTTCATCAACGGTGTGAACTTGACTAACTCGCCGTAGCCCACAACACACATACGGCGCTGGAACTGTGGTGGCACATGAATTTCCAATGTGGGTGTGACCGCTAGTTGCACACGCTGGTCCACTAGGACACGGGCAACCTCATCCCACATTTGCGTTTCGGAATCCACAACAAATTCCACATGCACATGTGTTTTTGTGCCGTCAGTGCTTGCACGCACACCCACAAATCTCGCTTCATCGAGTGATGATTCAACACTCAACACACCGCCCGCAGGCATCGCATCTGTTGTTTGCAAACCGTCCCACACGCCAGGTTCCAGCCATGCGCCACGTGCCGCCACCCACATGTTCAAATGCGCACGCAGGAATGATTCCTTTTTTGACACGGCACGCAACGCCTCAATAGTGACGGTGGTCCCTAGAGCGGGGTTAGCCCAACACCAGTTCCGTTCGTTCTTAGGGTCCATACCTGGGGCAAGTGACCATTCCGCCATGAACGTGGAACCACGCACACCCGCATCCATGTCTGCAATACACATGCTCCGGATTTGTTGCATCGCCGTGGATGATTCGTCACCAGCGGTGGACCACATTGAGAGCAACGGTGAACGCCGTGCAATTTGTGACGGCCTCAACGCTGTGTCAATCACATCAGGGTCAATGTCGAAAATCTCGTCAGCAAAAATAGCGTCATAGGACCCACCATGTAGGCGGGATGATGCTGCACGAATTTCCCATGTGGACCCGTCAGGCATTGTCACAGATTTACGGCCAATAGCGGCCAACTGTTTTCCGCCAAACTTTTCCACCAGTATCGGAGCCAGGACAGTAAACAATCCCTCGGCACGGTCCAAACGGTTAGCCACAGACAACACGTGCTGCGGTGCGCCACGCAGGATTGCAAACTCAGTGACCCACCAGCCAATAGCCGCCGTTAGCGCAACAGACTTTCCTTGCTGGCGAGCAGTGGACACAAGAGATTCACGAAACACAAAACCAAACATGTCCGGTGAACCATCCGCCAGTGCAACGGTCTCGAATTGACCATCCAGCGCCACACGCTGCCACGGCATCAACGTCACACCCTGCACACGCTCAGCCCACTCAGCAACCAACGGCCCAAACGAAATTCCCCCCAAACCAGCCGTAACCAATCGGGGCTGCTCCCTGCCAATCATCCAATTCCCGTCACCATCTGAACCAGTCGCCGCCAGTTCGTTCTGATTCGCAAGAGAGAGAGAATTGCA